CATATCCGGCTAGCGGATGCCACAACCTGCGAATAGTCTTTTTATCCAGAATCAAATCCAATCCATTGCCAAAGGATTCTGTGTCTTCCCTACATAGAACTGTAATGAGGACAACATCATTTACACCGGCTACTGATCGGATTGCATTTTCCAAGTCGGTAATCTTCAGACTTCCATCAAAGTTGTTCACTGATACATTGTGCAGAAAGTCAACCAAGGCTGCAATTACACTGTCCTTGATTCCTGATCCATACTGTCCTTGGTAGTAAATGTCTGCCTGAATGTAAAGTTTGGCTGCATCAAGCGATACAACCATGTAGTTAATTCCGGCAGTTCCAATGAGGTTGATATATCCTTGCGCTGAAGGCAATTCGGTTGCCGGATCAAGTTTTACGAACAGGTTATTTACTGTCTTGGCTACCTTGACAACAACTTCATTTGGAGTGGTTGAAGTGACCGAACAGCCTGTGATTATTTGCAACGTTGGGTCAATAACAGGATAGGCCGGAATCATGTCAGTCAACTTAATAATCTGAGGGTTGGTAACTGAGTACTGAAACTGAAACATCTTGGTTTGAATCCACAATGCGTTTGCTGCTGCTGCATGACTGGCTGTAGTTTCAATGGACAATTTCAAGGTGTCCATCAACTGTTCAACGTAGGCCGTACATGATGCGAACACAAAACATAGTAACCGAAGCATATTTCTTTTGCTCCATTTGGTTGAGTCAACCACTATGCCAACAATCCCAAACTGTTCTGTCAGGGTGTTTACAATCTGCGTGTTAATTTGTGCTACTGTCCTTGCCATGTTATTGAGGTATTATAAAGGTTTGTTCTTCTGCTGTTGGTTCTGGTATTCCACCGTCTTCTACCAACAAATCCAAATCAGGTGTGATTTCTTCAACAAATCTACCGTCCTTTTCATCGTAGGGTGAAGATACAGTGTCAATGTAATTACAGGCAAAATCCAGAATGTAGTGATACAAATTTCCATGTTCAAAATCCTGACTTTCACCTATACAATTCATTGGAGTACAACCTGTCGGACAATAGCCTGAAATTCCTGACTGAATCATCGTGTCGATATTGTGTGCCGATACTATCTGATCCCGAAGATCAAAGATAAGTAAGTCTTGTTCTTGCGTTCCTTCCGAGTTGTAAAAATCATGGATAAGGTGTATTCTTATTCCCAAATCTACAGACCTCATTCCAAGGCCAATGATCTCAAAGGATGCAGGTGAAACAATTTCGATGAATGCAGCCGGTCTAGGCCAACTATATCCTTTTCCATCTTCTATATTTCTCAACTGATTGTTCCATACATGAGAATATAAGGACACAACAAAGTTATCTTGATTGGTGACCTGAATGCTTGCTAGTTTCGCAAGTAAATCTGTTAGTATTGGTTTGATTCCACTCATGGTTTCCAGATGTTATTTATTGTTTGAATGATCTTCTTTCTTTGCATTTCGGTCAATTCCTGTGTCTGTCCGACAAATCTTCTTGCTGCCATTTTAGGTGTTCCATCATTTAAGTAACCGGCATAGTCAACATCAACTATCATTCTGAAACCGTTTACGTTGAAGGTTGCCGTTCTTGCCATGTTTGAAACTGCCCTTCTCAACTTGCCACCCCTTACTTTGTAACCTGCACCTACCAAGATAGGACTTGTTCTTCGCTGCAAGCCTTTTGTCTTTGGGTACTTGTAAGCCGGTGTTCCTTCAATCCTTCTTTGAACTTCCTTCCAAGGTTGACCATTGAATGCTTGCTTCCTGAAGGATGAATAGAAATAGTTCTGTGCCTGATTACCAAGCAAAACTAGCAATTCCCTTTTGGTTGCTATCAATCGTTCCTTTACCTGTCTGAAGTTGAAGAAGTTCATTTCAGTGTCAATCTAAACATGGTTTGATTCACCAACTGTTTCATGTCAGCAATAATGTTGTCAAGGTCTGAATCCAGTTCAGGATTAACAACTGCCGTAATATCATCATTCAGGAATACCATTACCTGAACTAAGTATTCTTTCACCCAAATTCCTGTAGCAAATTCAATACGGATCAATCCTTCAATCCGTCCATACTTGCCTTGGTAGGTTTCAACAAACGTGTCAACCAGTTCCAACCACCCTTTATAGAAAATATCCAAGGCCGAGTGTTCAGCGTTGGATTGAGTATTCAGGTGTAAGAAGTGAACCTGATCCCTGACTTCAAACAGTTTCGATAATACGTTTAATGCTTTCATCTTTTAAGTTTTTTATTCTTCGTCTTCACTCGGTATTGGCAATCCAAAGTTTTCCTTGGCAAATGGTATGTCCTTCTTCGGTACGTCAAAGTATGGATGATTTTCTGAGAAGATTACCCTGTCCTTACCGGCATTCATCATGAAGGTATCTGACATATTTCCATGAACAGTGTCAATCGTTGCTTCCTTTTCTGCATCAGGTGTCAAAGCCTTGCCTTCTTCATGTTGTAACAGAACACATTCACAATTGAAGTGATTAAGCGGTGCAACCGAATCCCAAATTGGATCATCAACTTCTGCTGTCATTCCATCAAGCGGTACGCAAATGTCACAAGCATCACCGCCTGAAGTTGAGTATTCAAGGATCGGAAGTAAATCTTTGTTCTTCTCAATCTCATTCCACTTGCTTGCCTGTTGAGCCATGCCTTCTGCTGTGTTCCGTTCAGTCCGACCCCAATCAACGTTCCACTGTTCAAAGGTTGCCTTGCCAAGTTCGGTGAACTCTTTGGAACTTCTCAGTTCACCGGCCTCATTAATCATCATCGACTGAATTTCCTTCGTCTGTTGGTAGGTCTTTGCTGCTGAGAACATATAAACATTGTTCCGTAGTTCTTCAAGCAATTCAAGGTCTTGACCAACAAAATCTGTGAGTTTACCGCCAAATCCTTTGTACAATCCAGATTTCAGGTAGGCCACAATGTCATAATACAACGGTTCGCTCAGTTCGTATTCAGTGATACTACCGTCATAGATTCCATCAAGGAAACTCCCTAACCATTTCGGACTGTATGTAAATTCTGGACTGTTCATTTTGCTATTTTGTTGGTTACCCAATTGGCATAGAAGTCTGCAATTGAAGGGTATCTTCGCCAGACCTGAATAGTTGTCACAACCCTTATACACATTTCATTTGGATCAACGGTGATACTGTTCCTTCCTTCAGGTGAAACAACGCCTTCAGACCAAACTATCTTGACTGGATTGACTGCAACATAGTTTCCAAGCGAATCTGAATACTGCCCATTGATTTTCATGACCTTGTACTTGCCATATTGATATACGGTCTTGTTGATTTTAACCTTACACCATTGTTCATATTTGGCATATTCAGGTTTGTCAGCTACCTTAACGTATGTCTGTGCAGTGACGTTAAAGGTTATCAGTAACAGTATGAGTAGTAACAGTTTCATTTCTTGCCATTTAGTAATCTCATATAACGATCTCTTGTTGATTCATTACATCGTTGTTTCACCTGCTTTTCAGTCATTCTTTCCTTGGCACAAACAACTTCCATTCCATAGACCCTGACAAGGTTTTTCCACTGTCTTCTGTTCCTACTTTGATCCTTGCCGAATTGTGCTTCAAATTTCTTCTGTGCCTGCAACAACTGTTGTGGGTTGTTAAGAAGGTCTTGTTGAATCTTGTTGTAAGCCTTTTTGTGCCTTCTGGTTCGCAGATAAAGTTTGATTCTTGGTATTGGATTGGTTATCATCATGATTCCTTGTTTTTAGTGAAATATTCAAAGTCTGTTCCGCAACATGATTTGGCTTTCTTGCCTGATCCACATTTACAGGGTGAGTTTCTTTCTTGCTTCACTACTTTGAAAGGCGTTGTACTGTCGTAAACCCTTTCCGGCCTTGCTTCTTTTTTCATTAGTTAGTGTTTATGGTTATGGTTGTAAATCTTCTCCAACTTAGCTTTGATCGTTGGTTCGACTGCCTTCTTCGGTGGTATGGAAGGATTGATTGGTGGAACTATCGGTGCAACCGGTTCTTCTGTCGGAATACCTGTCTGTTCTGTGAAGTATTTCCGTTCCATTACCAAACCGGCCTTCTGCATTTCTACAGCCTGTGCAATAACAGTGTTGTTGGTTTCCATTATCTCAGCATCATTCTTTAACACTGCACGAACTTCTTCAGGAATATTGAAACCTAACGTTCTCATTTTTACGAACAGTTCATTGTTGACAATATTGCCGATGAATGATCCGTCCTTAGTTTGCTTGTCTTCCAAGGCGTGTTCAGCCGGACTTTTCTCATTTGAGTTTCCCAACTTACCTGCAATCGAATCCAAGGCATCTGCATGACCAAGGATGATCTTGCTGATTAACTTGTGCAGTCTGGTTTCAAAGTTATCATAGGACTGGTAACCTGTTCCACCCAAGGATGATTCAAGGAATGAAATTTCGTCTTCAGGATCAATTACTGCATAACCGGCTGAACCCATCATCTGCAATGCTTCTTCAAAGGCATCACGTTCTTTGTCTTCGGTCTTGGTTGTCTTGCCAACTCTGTAGGGTTGTGCAAACAGTTCAACAAAGTCACCATTGAATCCAATCAGGTTTCGTAGGAATATTTCATACAGGGCAACTTTGTAAAGAAATCCATAACCACACTTCGATGCACCAATTTCATTGATCGTAGGAATGTAAACGTGCCAGTCTTTGTACGGTTCTTCCATAAATTTTGCACCCGAGATTGAGTAAATGAATTGCGTTACGTTCAACCTGTCCGGTGATACGTTCCATCTACGAATGATATTCAAATCAGGGAAGGCATCTGCAATTACATCACCAAGCGTTATCAGGGTGTAACCGTATGCCAGTGAATCCATGCTGTAGTTGAGAAACTTGTTGAACCAATCTTTGTTCTGACTTTTGCCGTTTACCGTTTCCATGAATATGTCAGAAGTGGCCTGATCAACTTTTCCGTCCTTGGTTACAAACTCCCATTTACGCAACAGAGTCAAATCCTTCCTACGTTCCCAACAGGCAAATACGTGTCCGTTGTTGATCGTGTCAATGAATATTTTCTGCATCTTAACCCTGTGAGGAAACCAGACGTTTTCAGATTCACTTATTGCTTCCCGATAGGTTTGAACATCTGTTCTGATACGTTGCAACTGGACAGGAGCAATATAGCCGGACAAGTTCCTATTGGTCTTATCCGGCTGATTATTCTGTGTTTCTAGTGGCTTCTTTGTGTCTGATCCGAACAGCCAATTCTTGATTTTATTTGCCATATCAATAACTATTTATGATTTTTTGGTTTCCACCGAACCGGATTCTTCTGCCGGATATTGGTTGAAGTATTGGAAGGTTTGGCGTAATGTCATTTCCAATGGTTACTGATTGCAGCCAACCCAAGGCACTGTAAACAGGATAAAGGATTCTTTGCCCTTCCGATGAAATTCTGTCAGCCGGATCACCCATGTAACGGTGTACTCTCAATTCAGGAATGTTGCTTGGACTAATCCTTGCATGAACATGATACAGGGCAATATCAATACAGGTCATGAGTAATTTCTGATCCCGATTGTCACCTGTTGTCCAGAATGTTCCATCAGTTATTTCCGTTGTTTCAGGAACAGAATAACTTTCACCTGCACCCCAATATTGCAGACCTTTTGTACTATCATCAGGGAAAATGTTGACTACCCTGTTCGTACCGGCCTGTCCAATTTGAAGTAAGGCTGCATGATCCAAAATCTGTGAAGGCATGATGCAAGTATAAACCCTGTCTTTCCAGAATACCTTGTCACCCTTGACATACACTTTCAGGTAATTGAACAGATCATTTGGGTACTTGGCAAAATAGGTTTCATACTGTATGCCAACCAATGTCCAGTGTCCAATAGTGAAAGGTTCAGCAACAGTTATGGCAGTCGTACAAACGTACACATTTCCCCCTTGTAATACTTTTGCGCCTAGTACATAGGTAAGTGAAGGTGAGTAAGTCGAAGCGTTCATATAAACGGTTTGACCGGCCTTGTAAGCCTTGGATTTGTCGTGTTGTGAAACTGCAAGGAAGGCATTTGTCGTATCATACTTCTGTATGAGGTAACTGATACATTCTTCAACTGCTGCCTTTTGGATTGCTTCAAGGATTGTAAGATTTGAGCCGATAATCTGCTGCAAATTTACATTCTGTATTTGCTTGGCATAGTCACCGTAAAAAATAAAACTGTCCATATCTTTTGTTTTTCAAATGTACTGATTAAAACCAATCTATCATTCGTTCGGATTTACTTTTATCACTTCTTCGATTGCCAACGTTCCTGACTTTACTGTCTTTACAAAGGCACTATCATCAGAATAAACGACAACTTCATAAAGTAATTGACTTGCAAGAATACTTGCCGTTTGGAGCGATCCAATAATGAACTTAATTGAATTGCTTTCCGGTGTAATTTCACCAAGGATTTCAATCATCGGAGTATTGCCGTACTTGTCCGTAGCATAGAACTTTGCAGCAAGGTCACGCCAGTCTGGAATGCCTGTAACATTGACAATGATTTCACCTGTTCGACCTCTCTTAATTGTTATATCACCTAATCCCATGACTTTAGTTTTATTTGGTTATTTTTCCTTCCAATTCTATTTCAGAAACCAATCCTGACAATTTGATTGATTGAGTACTTCCCTTCAGGTTAACGTCCAACTGGTTGCTTGTTCCAGTGATTACCGTTTCACGAAGGGATGATTTGATGTTCTGGACTGGTTGCAGGTATTGTACTCTCCTAAAACCATTGATAAGATCAACTGCATTACTGCTTTCATCAATCACTGCTTGGCATATTCCTGATCCAACTATCGTTTCAATTACATTACTGTGTTCTACAATGGTTGCGTAAGAAATAAGACCGGCTGCAATTACGTCACTGGCTGTTCCAACTTCAGCGATAATGGCAGACCGAATAATGATCGCATCACAAAGATCAACAATGTCACCGCTTTCATTGATTCCAGTCGTTTTAGAAACAATACACTGAGCAACGTCACCGGCTGTTCCCTGTTCGTTAATGATTGATCCGGTTGTTTTCTTTGCAGCCTGAATGTCATTGCCAAGACCTGTTTCGGTTATGGTTGATTTTGAAATTACGGTTGAACTACTTACTTCAGATGCCGTTCCATGTTCTTCAATAGCTGAATTGGATAACTTTTCTGCTGTCGTTGTGTCAACAACCGATCCTGTTTCAACAATGCTTGATTTCGATATGGAAGTTGAGTTGATTTCATCT